AGTAAGGATAAAGGAAGACACACCAAAAAATATAAAAAATTTATGAATAGTCGCAAGTTTACGAGGCACAAGTTTACGAGTGACAAGTCTATGAGTGACAAGTCTACGAGTGACAAGTCTACGAGTGACAAGTCTACGAGTGATAAATAAAAAAATAATATTTTTTTGTTTGAATCTACTTCAAAGATTGGGTTTGGCTCAACCTTTGAAAAAGGTTGGGTTTTGCGGCACTTTTTCTAAAAGTGCTTAGATATCATCCACCGATACCGTCAGCCATCCCACTTGTTCACTGACTGATTCATTCTTCACTACTGGTAAATCTTTTAGTGGAATAATTGGTTTTTTTTTCTCATTAACTTCTTTTTCTTTCGCTTTCTCTTCTTCATCATCGTCATCATCGTCATCATCATTTGCAATATCTGCCAAGGTATCTGAAAACACAAATTCATTCCCATTCTTATCACCATCCATAGCATTATTTATCGCCGTGAGATGTTGTAATATCTTAGCATTAACAGTTTGTTTTAATTTATCTCTTTCTGCAGCGGAATATACTTCTAAAATATCACATGTTTTCGAACCATCTGCTCGTTTCTCCCAGTCATATAATCCTGCCATGATCCAGGTCCCAGGGGCAATTGCATTATCACCTCGACGCGCGGTCATAAATTTTCGGCGAATGGTACAACGCCGCGAAATCCCATCATCGCACATAACTTGACATGTTTTCCCTCCATAAATTGTCGTAATAACTGCATAAATTTCGCCTTCTTCTGCTACATATCGCACATTTTGTGTAACGGTAGGTACACCAACACTCTTGCGTGCTTGCTTCTTCGACTTGTTTCCTCCTGAATTCTTAACCATTTTCTTATATGTTATGTTATAATATAATATAATATATTATAATATATCTATTTCAATTTTATAATATACTTTTGAAAAAGTATAGCAAAACATATTTACACGAAGTAAGTGTAGACGAAGTAAGTGTAGACGAAGTAAGTGTAGACGAAGTAAGTGTAGACGAAGTAAATATTAAAGTTATTACATATATTTCCATTGCCATAAATCCTTATCATTATCCTTGTCATTATCTGTTTGAAATACATAATTACACCACATTTTCCCGTCAGTTTTTTCTATAGGATTCATACTCATCGCCTGTACTTCTTTAGGCAATTCATCAAATTCATATGCATATAAATTATAAAAGTCTTCTTCTCCTTGCTCTGATGAAAATTCAATCTTTTTCGTGAGATGATTTACTAGACCACCAAATTTCTCTAAGCGTGTTAACCATACAGGCGAACCCATCGCATAATATTCCCAATGAAACCATAATTCATTTATAAATTCTTGATGCGTATGCCATTGCCACCGTGCTAATATAAATGATCCTATACTCGGATCAATTGAAACAAATCGTTTAGCCATTAGGGTATTATAAATAGGTTGTATAGACTCCTCTTCCAATTGTTTTATATGATCGAGATGTTGTTGTTTCGGTACCACATATATGTGTTTTTTGATTGTTTCATCATTGTTTTCTATAAATTTATATACAATAACAGCTAATAAATAATGTATATTATTTTCCAAAATATCGACTTGCAAAAACTCTCCAATAACTTTACATATGTCATTTATATGACATTTCTTTGTTAATTCTTTTAAATAATAACATATATTTTCAAAATGCCTCTTCTCTAATGCTAATAATAAATGTGTCAATAATAAATGCTGACCTTGTATATGCTCACTCCGTATATGCTCACTCCGTATATGCTCACTCCGTATATGCTCACTCCGTATATGCTCACTCCGTATATGCAAGCTCTTTAACTTGTAAATAATTGTGGGATACATGTCCGTATCATCTTCCTTTAAAATATATTGTCGAAACATAAATACCATACATGACGCTTTCATATTATACATATTGCGTAAAATGTAAGCAATATGTTTCATGTCCTTATCTATCTTCCACATTCTGTGTTTTTTTTTGAAATACAATTCAAAATAAGGTTGCTGCTCGTAGTAAAAATCTAGATATATTTTCCACATGAATTCAAATATATCGAATCCTGAATAATATAATTCATATGCCCAATAATAAATTATTTCCAATTCGTCTTTCTTTAGTAAAGCGGTTATTAAGGATAGTTCAACTTCATCTTTGCTGTATAAGAAACGGGTTAAGATGAGAGAAGGAAGCATTTTATATAATTGATAAATACTATACAATTTATAAATACTATAAAATTGAATAAAAATAATCAATTTTATATTAAATAGTATTTGCCATATTTTTGCGATACTTTTTTTTAAAAAGTATTTTTTTGCCATATTTTTTGCGATACTTTTTTTTAAAAAGTATTTTTTTGTGATACTTTTTTTTAAAAAGTATTTTTTTGCGATACTTTTTTTTAAAAAGTATTTTTTTAAAAAGTATATATATAAATGGGTAAAAAAGCTGTAACATGGATGGACGTAATACGCGAACAATTAGCCAAACTACGGAAAGAAGGCAAGACTCCGTCCATTGGTGATGTCACACCTTATGCAAAGAAGGAATGGGCAGATATTAAAGCCGGTAAACATCCGCTTTATAGCCAAGGTACAAGCAAAGGAAAAGGTACAAGCAAAGGCAAAGGTACGAGCAAAGGCAGCAGCAAGAAAGGCAAGATGAATAGAAACAAAACAGTTAAGCTTAGCAAACGCAGTAGTAGCAAACGCAGTAGTAACATGGGTACTGGTAATTCCACTATGGCTATCCAGCAAATGTTAAGTAAAGTTCACTTGTGTAAAAAAGATATGGGAAAAATACAAAAATATTTAAAGTCACAGAGAGGTGGGGGGTGTGGATGCGAGCAAACGGGTGGAGATTGCGGCTGTGACAAGATGAGCGGGGGCAAGCAAAGCGGGGGCAAGCAAAAGCGCAAAACTAAGAAAACTAAAAAAATGAAGGGTGGCGACAGTGACGCTGACGATACAAAAGAAAGTTTTGTAGAAGATGTAGATCCCTCAACCGGTTTACTTGCTTCATCTGAAGCCGAAGAAGTGGAGACGCAAGATGTAGAAGAAGTATAAGCGAAGCAAGTATAAGCGCAGCAAGTATAAGCGCAGCAATATAAGCGCAGCAAGTATAAGCGAAGCAAGTATAAGCGAAGCAAGTATAAGCGAAGCAAGTATAAGCGCAGCAAGTATAAGCGCAGCAATATATAAGCGCAGCAAGTATAAGCGCAGCAAATATAAGCTCATTTCTTATAAGCCATCGCCTTGGTCTTACTTAACTGATGTAAATCCGCCTGAATTGCTTTTGTGGTATAATCAATATCATACTCAAATGTATTAATCAAGTCCATATAATTATCTATCTGTTCTTCCATAAAAAATATCTCCGCGAACTTTTGTTTTGTCTCTTCCAAAGTATAGCGTTTTGTTGGATTAGGATGAATATTATATAATAACATTTGAGAGAAATAAAGAATTAGAGTATTTTTATGAAACCCATGCGGAAACATAAATGATAAAGTTTTTAAATAAAGCACACTCAAGGAATAATTATCCCATGTAGGATAAAAAACAATTAATTCCTTTATAATCCGCTGTTTATCTAAACCGACATAAGTCGACAAATAAGTTTCACATGCTTTCAAATAATCCCTCTTAAAATCATCACTAAAATTAATTAGTCCCTTATGATATTTTACATAATCAGCGCATATTCGTTTAATATCTTTCTCTCTGAATATTTCCTCCTTACCAATTTCATGTAACAAAAAATTAATTACATGAATCTCTAAACACCAAATATAATAGTCCGGCGAATAAGTGTAGAAATACATCTCCAATTTCTCTATATCCGCATCCAATTTCTCTATATCCGCATCCAATTTCGCTGTATCAGCATCCAATTTCGCTGTATCAGCATCTAATACTTTATGCATCTGTAGTGACACACCAAAATCAAGTATTAAAGGCAAATGTGTATTTTGATTATACAAAATATTTTCACTTTTAATATCAAGATGTACTATTTGTTTCGAAAGTAAAATTTGAATGGCTTCGAGTAAATACGTATAATTTTCAATTAATCCAATAATAATATGTTTTTTTGAAGCATACATGTCAATAAGAATTGTATAAAATGATTTATTTTTAACATAGGGTATTTCCATCAAAATATAACTATCTTTTTTAATATGTTCTGTATTATTGTGATTTATATTTTTTTTAATAATGCTACAATCAGCTAATAATTTAGGATCAATAGCTCGTAAATTAACAGGGCAACTACTTATAACTGGCAAAAAAAACATGTTATAATTCGGAAGAGTCATTATAAGTTTTCCAATATCGATTTCATTATCAGAACTCTCATCATTTTTTTGTAGTTTTGATACAACATTTTTATTATCTTGCGAGTGTCCATTGCATTTAATTCCGGGATAATAAATACAACCAAATCCGCCTTGGCTTAATAGTTTGCTCATACATAACACTTTTAAAAAAAGTGTGGCAAAAAAACACTTTTAAAAAAAGTGTGGCAAAAAAACACTTTTAAAAAAAGTGTGGCAAAAAAACACTTTTAAAAAAAGTGTGTTAAAAGTACTAGATTTGACAAAAGACCTAACACTATTAATTTTTCTTTTTTCTACTAGTACTATGTCTTTTTTTACTTATCCTTGTTAGTTTCTTTTTACTTTTATTTTTCTTTTTATTTTTAATCCTTCTTGTACTTCTATAAAAATTAAATCCATGACCATATATTTTCCTTGATGATTTTCTTTTATCACGAGAGAGTCGCGATTTTTTACCTCCAGTCGAATTTGTTACATAGTTTTCCTCTTCATTATAAGGCGCAGAATAAGCCGTAGCATAAGGCGCACTGTAAGGAGCACCATAAGGCGCACCATAAGCCGTATCATAAGGCGCAGAATAAGGCGCACTGTAAGCCGTAACATAAGGCTCATCATAAGGCTCACTATAAGCCGCAGCATAAGGCGCACCATAAGGCTCATCATCAGGATGATGAACAATATTAATTGTATATTTATATTCTTTCATTTTATCATCTATTTTACCAGTTGCTTTAAAATTAAATTTTTCATAAAATCCTTCACTATCTTTTGTAGCTGCCTCTAAAAATATATTATCAATAAATCCTAAATCCGTAGTGGCTTTAATTATAGTTGTAAGTAATAGTTTTCCAATACCAGGTATTGACATTTGTTGGTTTGTACAAAACGAATCAATATAAAGTGAGTTATTATAGTCATAATCTATTTCTGACCATTCCATATAATTAAACGTTAACACTCCTAATACGTCATACGTTTCCTTATCAAGACACACAATGGCGGAATTCTTTGATCTTGGGTTTAGACTATCAATTAAATAGCTAGTACTCATACCAGTTCTTCCACTCTTCTTTGAAAAACAAAAAGTTTCTTTAACTTTTATATTTTGTGATGTATTCGTATCTTCTAAATATTGTGTTATATATGGTAATTCAATATTTTCACTGTACTCAAAATTGTTTGCAATAATTTTTTCATATAAGCTGTTTAATATTGCTTGATCTGTAGCTATATTTTTATTATTTTGGATAAGAACACATTTTACTTTTGTAATATCCATATATATATTATCTATATATATTATCTTCATCATGATGTAATAATAAAGTAACGGTTTTTATAGTTCTTTTTAATTTTTGTACTAATAGTATCCTCGTCAATATTATATTCTAGAATTAAACGTTTTTGTTCATTAATCAATAAGTTCTCATATAATTTACAAAATTCTTCATAACCTTTTGCTGGGATATAATACAAACAATTGGCTTGTTGTCGTCGAATACTACTTATAATATGTTTATCCATTTCCTCAATAATTCGTTTATCCATAGTGATGTAGGTTCGTGGTTTATTATTTGCCTCGACATTCTTTTCGCCGCCATTCTTTTCCTCGCCATTCTTTTCACCGCCATTCTTTTTTTTCCGAAAATAATAACGCCCGGCTTTAAACATCTTTTCTTCAATCGTCTCTCCTTTATAACCGGCGGCAGTCAATCGTTCGCCTTCAATTAATATTATATTTTTATGTTCCTCGACCCACTTACCCCAGTGTTCTTTATAGGTGCGTCTATCATCAAAACGATGTAATTTGGCAAATCGCATAATCATAGCCATAATATCATCGGTAAAATTGAAACGTAAAGTTACGTTGGTAATGATAGAAGTCATCGTATTTATTAAGTATACTTTATAGATATAAGTATTTGATTTATAATATCAATTTTTTATATAATTGATTTGAAATTATATAATAAGAATACAGTATTAATAATGGATAAAATGGATAAACTTGTAACCGATAAACTTGTAACTGATAAACTTGTAACTGAATACATCAATCAATTAAGTGATATTGAAAAAATAGTATTAAAGATTGCTCAAGAGCATTTGGAAACCTCTTTTAGTTTAGAAAAAAGTATTGGATTTAAGACATGGTATCAAAGCAGAAAGAAATAAATACTTTATACTTTATACTTTATATCTTATACTTTCTAGTCCGATGTTTTTTATTCATAAATCTATTTAAGGTATTTCGTAAACGTCGCGTAACGTGACTAATTCTCTTACGTATATTGTGTAATTTAGCTTTGTCGCCACCTTCTTGTTTGAGTTTTACTGGTTTATTACTTAAAGGCTTAAGACTACTTAAAGAATTGGCTCCGCTTAAAGGATTGGCTGCGCTTAAAGGATTGGCTGCGCTTAAAGGATTCGCTCCGCTTAAAGCTTGTTGAGCATATTGCTTACCAAACTCCTTGCCTTTTTGTTCAAACTGGTTTAACATAGCTTTAGTGGGCAACATAGCTTTATTAGGCACCTTATTCATAATATTACCTACGGTATTACCAACTTTATTTACCGAAGTTGTAATATTAGATAATTGCGCACTAGCTACTTGTGCCATGTATAAAGCGGTATTAATAGCCGTAAAAAATGCTTCAGAGCTAAATTGAACACTAGGTGCAGCCGTCAACACAGCTGAGTTAAACCCTCGAATAACAGCAATAATTATAGCAATAATTCCACCCGCCACCGGTATTTCTCCAATAAATCCTTCTATAAGATTTAATGAGGTACTCATAATGGCTTTTGAACCTTTAGTTCCAATACTATTTATTGTGTGAAATGCTTTATCAATTAATTTATCAACCGTAGGTTTAACTGCATCTGCCAATTGAATACTTAAAATAGCTAGTTGTTCTGCTAATTCTTTTAAGGCTTTTTGTGCCTCTGGATCACTCGTCATGTGACTAATAATTAATGTGCTATTTTGTAATTTTTCTAAAATAGCTTTATCTACTTGTTGATTTCCCAAATCACCTATAGTATTATCTATTACTGTAGTTAATACTTTACTTGCAGTATTTTCAAAGGCATTATGCAATTGCTCATTTATTTTACCTGCTAATGACATAAAAGTATTCGTCCATTTCGCCGTATTTTGCTGTATCTGTTCTAATGTTTGTGCCTGCTGTGCTTGTGCCTGCTGTGCCTGTGCCTGCTGTGCTTGTGCCTGTGCCTGCCCTGCTTGTGCCTGCCCCTGCCCTTGCCCTAAGGCTCCACCTTTTTGTACACATAAAGGCTCACCGGGATACATTTCACATTTTTTAACAGCTTCTGCTACACCTGCTAAAATAGCACTAGTTATAATAGAAAATGCATATAAAATATCATAATCTTCTGTTTTAATATATTCTTCTTTATTAACATTCATTTACTTATATTTATACTTATATTATATTTTTTACTTTTCTTTTTTGAAAAAATCCGTCATGATAGTTTGATGCATTTTTGTACTATCTTCCACTAGCGGGTTTGTATCTACCTGCGGGGTTGCATCTACCTGCGGGTTTGCATCTACCTGCGGGTTTGCATCTACCTGCGGGTTTGTATCTACCTGCGGGTTTGTATCTACCTGCGGGTTTGTATCCACCAGCATTTGTTTATACTCACTATAGCTTAATCCATTTTTAGATCCATTTTTAGATACAATTTTGTTATTAGTGTTTATATTATCTTCCATTTGTTTAGTAAGAGTTTTTTCATAATCGCTCATTTTCCCCTTATACTTAAAACGATTAGCCTTCTCAGTGATAATATAATATTTCTTATCCACATTATTAGTGCCTTTTTTATTATAACTTTTAAAAGTTGCAAATACCGATCGCTCTTTACTGTTTTCTAGTTCCTTATTTGCTTCCTTCTCTTTTTGCAATTTATCAAACTCGATTTTTGAGAACATCTGATTTTCACCATTCTTAATTTCATTCCGATAATTAACACAAATTTGTTTACAATCATATGTAATTGCAAATAAACGCGCAACCGTATCCAAAATTTCATAGGAAACATCTGCAAATTTATCAGTATAATAGTCAAAAGCCCCCGTTTCAATATTATAAGCCATATTAATAATGCCTTTGGGTGTTTCTTCCCTTAAACTATATCCCGCAATCACTTTTAATTCGTCTGGCGACAGTTCTTTATCAGGCATTTCTTCTAACTTGTCAAAATATTGACTCTCATAGTGAATATCTTCGCCAATATCTTCTTCTTCGCCTTCTTCACATTCACATTCAGAGCATGAACCTTCTTCTTCAGTAACACCTGAATCACTATCATATGTCGATGATGATTTATTGTTATTTAAACTTTTGCACCCATATAATATTTGAGAAATAAATGCCATAGCAAAAATATTCGCAATAGACAACATTATCATAATCAAGCCAAAATTATTAGTTAATATATCAAATTTTTCTTTAACTGAATCGGGGATAAAACTTTCTTTAAATATATAAAATTCTACAACAGTTCCATTATTATAGGTATAAATAAACTTTCCCTTCTCTCCTAGAATAGCTACAATAAATTCTGATAGTAATAGAAAAAAACCAAAGTTATGCATTGATTAATAATAATATAGATATATTTTTAAGTGCTAAATATGTTATATTATATTTGTGCCCTATATTTGTGCCCTATATTTGTGCCCTATATTTGTGCCTTATATTTGTGCCCTACGCAGTAAAAACAGCTCATCGATTTCTTTCTTTAAAACCGGAACTGGTATCACTTCAAAGTTCTTTTTCGACGGATGTAAACAGACCAATGCGAGTTTTGTCACAATTTTTCCATATTTTTGTTCTAATATAGCCTTATACGTATTGAGCTGTAAAGCATAATGCCAAAAATTTGTATCAGGGAGATGACTAATGCATTCGGTCAATGCATATTTTGCAAATGCGTCCGCCTTCTTAATATCCTTTGCTCGCTTCCAATCATAAATCATTAATGTGCCATCAGGATTTTCATAGACCATATCTATGGACCCGGCTAAACGTAATTCTTCATGATAAATCATCCATTCAGTCCGATAAGGTTTAAGTCCCGGACAGGCAGCAAGGAAGTTCTTAAAATAAATATATTCAATCGAATGTTCATTATTAATGTTATGCAGTCCGGTATTATAATAACATTCAATTTGGTAGTGCATATTTGTCCCAGCGCTCGCCGCTTCATCTCTATTTAACTCCCATTCGGCTTTAATTTCTTCTCTAGTCTTTCCAAAATACTTACTTTTAACCCAATTTTTTCCTTTCATCATATTGGTAATAATAAGATCGGCGTCAAAATGCGCAAAATGTGAATGATTCCATGTCGTCACTGATATAAAAGCTGACTTATCCACTCCCTTTATAGTATACAAATGCGGTCCCGCTTCAAAGCTAATATTGGCATCTCTCTCGTGTTTATTCAATTGAGCTAAGAAATCCATCTTTTATTACTTTATTTTATCTATAAAGAAATAAAGTAATTGTATCAATTATATATATAAATTAAATATAAATAAAATATGGAAGATAAATACTAATTATATCCAAAGCAGCAATAGAAGGAACACCAAGAGCATTGAAAGTGATAACTCCTGCTAGAGATAGAGTCCATGTTCCACTAATACATTGTCCTGAAATAGTATATATTGCACCAGCAAATGAGATTGCCGCAACAGGAAGAGGAGAAATTGTTTGGGCATAAATAGAAAATGTATTTCCTGCTGCTATTGTAGTAGAAACTGTATATGATAAAACAGGACCACTTGAATGTCCAAAAGTTACTTGACTAAAAGAAAAACTGGCAAAATTAAGCGGTCCTGAAGCAGTTTGACTTAAAAAAGGAGGCACTGTCCATGTTAACATAGAAGTTGGATTAATTGTAAGATTACCTGGACCTGTAAAACCTTGTATGCCTTGTATACCTTGTTCGCCTGTCGCACCAGTATCGCCTGTAAAACCTTGTATGCCTTGTATGCCTTGTATGCCTTGTATGCCTTGTATACCTTGTGGTCCTTGTTCGCCTTGTATGCCTTGTTCGCCTTGTATGCCTTGGTCGCCTTGTATGCCTTGGTCGCCTTGTATGCCTTGGTCGCCTTGTATGCCTTGGTCGCCTTGTATGCCTTGGTCGCCTTG